CTACCAGAAACTGTAACCATTCCACCATTAGCATAGCCTGCAATTTCTCTTACAACTCTTTTCTTTTCGTCTTTAAGATTTCTTTTACCTTTTTTAGTGTAAGCTTTTTCAGAATCAACTCTTCCAAGTTCTTCAAGTCTATTCATTCTAGATGAATTCATTACTTGCTTGCTCCTCTAGATTCGTCTCTTCTAGATTTATAACTTTGTGATTTAGTAGATTCTTTGCCTTGTCTCATTCCTAGAGATTCGTCAAGTCTAGCGTTAGCGCCTTGTTTTTTTGCAGATTTTCCGTATGGAAATCTAACATTTGATCTTACTCCGTTTTGTCTCATAATAGTTTCTCCGTTGTTATTTTTGTTTTATCAGATTTGTTGCCTTAAGTCCATAGACACTCGCTATGACCCCAACAAAAATGGTTTGATACCATATTGGTAAATTTCCAAAGTGTATGAAGAATAACTCCATTTTCTCCATATGTACAGGATTATCTGACCAGACACTCCATCCTAACATTACGATAGGGACCGAAAGTAAAAGTAAAATAAATTCGTCTTTCCAATCTGAATTTCTAGATTCTAAAAGTTTCCCTTGGTAAGCTTCTGCACCAGTAGCCATCTTCTGAGCGTGCATTAACTGCGCGTCAGACATAGCCATCTTAGTTCTCTGCTTATTAGCGTAAATTTTACTTCCTGCAGAAACGGCTAACTTAATTGCCGACAACCACATGTTAGTACCAAGTAGCTTTTACAGGTTTTTTATCAGCTCTCATTCTTCTAGTACCTTTTACAGTAATAGTTTGAGATTCTGTTGGATTAGGTACTTCCTTAGTGATATCAATACCACCAGTTTGGTAACCATCTTTGCCAACGCCTAATTCTTTTTCAATTTTAGGTGCTTTACAATATCCAGATCCTCTTTGCCAGTCTTTGTCCATATTTTTCTCCTTAATGTTTTATTATATCTATTTTTTTCTAAAATTTCTACCAAAATCATGTTTTTTACTTTCGTCAGCCATGATTTGTTTAGTTAAAGATGTGTCTGCACGCAATTCAGCTAAATCTTCGTTCTGTTCTAGCTTATCTTCGTGTTGTGATTGATTCATCATAGCTTTCATCTTGTCTATGTTGATTCTTTCTTGACCTTCGTCCTCTTTTCTTTTGTTTTCTTGTGCTCTAAGATCCACTTCTCTTGCTTTTAACTTAATTAAAGGATCTCCACCTAAACCACCTGTAAGTTGTTCTTCTTCATTCATGTAGTCTTTAGTCATTTCAGCAATTAGAACTGCTTTTCTAGCATTAACTGTATTAGTTAATTGAGTTGCTTCTTGAATCAGTTGTTGATTCTGTGGATTAGCTTGAATTGCTTGTTGCATTTGTTGAGCTTTTTGTATTTCTTCTCTGAACTCCATTTGAATTTGTTCTTGTGCCATTAAAGAAATTCTTTCCAGAATATTTTTCTGTAATGCACCCATAACCACTGGATTATTTTGCACCATATTAGATCTCATGAAACTTAAATGAGAATCAATGTGTGCTTGATGATCTTGTCCTGGGAAAGCTTGAAAAGGTGTTCCAGCCATTGCTGCAATCTCTTCTAAACTTGGATCCAAAGGTGTGGGTTGAGCCGGTTGAGGTAAAATCGCATTTATATTTTTTACTCCAATTGCATGGTACATAGATCTATACGCTTGATACAAATCATGTATTTGAGGATTCGATTGCGCTAATTGTAATTGAGTTTGCGCCATTGAAATTCTTTGTGTTTGAGAAAAAATGTTAGGATCAGCAACAGGTAAGATATCTACCTTGTCATCAAAGTCTGTAACCTTAACATTTCTTGATGCACCAGGAACGTCATAAGGATATTCCGGTGGAAGATAAGTTTTAAATACTTCCGCTAATAATTTGAACTCTTGTTTAAGACCTACGTATAATCTTTTGTGAATAGCTGACATCACCCGAGAGCCACGCTCCAATAATGCAACAGTTGTTCCAACCGCCGCAGCTTGGTTCATATCACCAACTTGTGCATCTGCAATGCTCGCGAATCGCTGAGCACCTTGAACTACTACTCCCATTAATTGTAATAAAGTTTGATCAGGTCCTTTAAATGGTAATTGCATAAACTGATCTTTAATATTTCCTCCTGGAGCATCAACATCTCTGAACTCACCAGGTTGTAAAGGTTGTGCATCATCTCTAATTCTTATTCCTCTAGTTTTAAAACCAGCGGGTAAGTTTGCTAAAGTTCCTGCATCTAATAATTGTCTTAATGCTGCTGTGGCAGTTCTAGTTAAACCACCAATCATGTGAATTAAACCAAAACCATAAAAACCTGTACCGGGTAAAAATTTAAACTGTACAAAGTATTTTATTTTTTCTTTTAAAGGATCATCTTCAGTGTAGTTTCTTCTAATAGATAAAATTTTATTAGTAGATTCTAAAATAGTTACGATGTAAGGAATTTTAATTCCAGTGGCCTCACCATCTTGTCCAACATCTTCAAAACCTTCTAAATCTAAATCAAGATGCATTTCTAAAATGTTAAATTGATCTTGTTGTCCATCTTTAGAGATTCCTTCAAGTTGTAATTTCTTATCTTCCAATTGGTTTTCAGTAACCGGAGGTTCTCCTAATGGTATGTCTTTATAAAAACCTGAAACTTGTTGTTTTCTTAATTCGTTCTCAGACATTTTTAAAACATGCACAATTGCTTCTGCATCTTCTAAAGAATTTGCTGAATAAGGTACAATTAAATCATCTGCTGGAATAAATTTAGATACAGCTCTTCCAAGTAAGTCATCGTAGTAAATTTTCTTAAATGTAGATCCGGATAAAGGTAAATAGAAAAGCATTTGGTCAAACTCAGGTTCATACTCTTCCATTTGATCCATGATTTGATAATTCATGAAATCTTTAACTCTAGTTGCTTGATCTTGTTTCTGATCTGTTAAGTCTCCTAATACTTGTGATCTAACCGGACCATCTGCTGGTAATAATTCTTTATATGCTTGTGCTTGAAACTGTGTAACGGCTTCTGCAAGAACCGGGTGATTAACTCCAGATGCATTTCTAAAAGGTTCAGTACGTCTCTCGTATTTGAAACCTAATAAATCTAAACCTTCTCTATAAGACTGTTCCCAATCTGCACGAGACTCTTTGTATTCTGTATATTGATCGTAAAGTTTTGAACCTAGTTCGTCTAGGTATTGATCGTCCATAATTTCTGCTAAGTTAGAAAAATGTTGATCTGATTCTGTTCCGGCTACTGAATTAGGATCGAAATCTATTTCGGCTCCACCTTCTTCATCCATAGTAACTTCAACACCTTCAGATGATTCTATTTCTTCATCTGGAGTTGAAACTTCTTGTTCTAAAAAAGCATCATCACTTATTGGTTGATTTGATATTGTATCGTCTATTTCAGCCATATCTCTTTCCTGTTAGTTAGTTCACACCTCTTGATCGAACGAACTTATACCAAGAAAAGGTTCTAATGTAAAGCTCTGCTTAGGTCTGTTTCTTCCGGCCATCCTTTTGGCTTCTTCCGCTGCTCTTTCTCGAGCTACTCTATCTTTTACCATTTGTGTGTTCACCGATTGTAGTCCTTGTAATTCTGGTTGTGAAAAATCAGTATCTAAAAAAGTTTCATCTTGTGCAATTCTTTCGTTTGTAACTGCTTGTCTTTCAACAGGTTTCATTTTTAATAAATCTTGAGCATCACCCACAACTGAATTTAACATTAAAGGACTTGATAAAATTTCTGCCATTGTTTTACCTTCATCATACATTTGTTTCATAAAGTATGCCTCTAAAGGTAGTGCTGCTACTCCTAAAACTTTTCCAACAGATTTAGCTGCAGCTTTAATAGCACCCTTAGACATTTGTGGTGCTTCTGCTAGTTGGGCTGGGAAAGATCCAAGAGATATTGCTCTTGCTTTAATATCCGGTTGTAAATTTATTTTTGCTTTGTTTAAAAGCTCTATTAAAGGTTTAGCTGTACCTCTAGGTTGTTTTCCAATTTGTGCAACAATATCTGGTCCTAAAGATTTATAGTATTTATTAATTGCCGCTTTTTTTTTAGAATAAGTATCTGCTTTTCCAAAATCTGTAGTAAAACTTCTTCTTGAATATGCTTCATTTAAATTTTGATTTCCAAAAGTCATATGAACTTTAAATGGATTTTTATTAAAACCTTCTATGTGTTGAATATTAAAAACACTTTTTCTCTGCCCTGGTGTTATTTTATATAGTTTATTTAATTCACTTGTTATTCCTTCTTTATTTAAAAAAGCTCTTTGCTCATAAGTATTTTTAAAACTTTTAAATTCCTGTTCACCAATATTTTTTTCTATATCTTTAAACAAAGTATCATATGTAAACTTGTTACCATTTTTATCTATTAAAACAATTTTTTTCATGTCCCCTGTATTGTATTTTTTTTTTGCTTTTACAGGAGTTTCAAATTTAAAATATGGATCTTTATTTGCTGTTTCATAGGATCTACTAACTAAGTCTTTCCATGCCATAGATTTTGCATCTCTTCTATTAACTGTAAACTTAGCTGAATCTCCTCTTACTTCTTGATTCCGTCTTCTTGCAGGTTCAAGAATTTTTTCTTCATATTCTAGTGGACTCATAGCTTTTGTTTTTGCTAAATTTCTTTCTGCTCTTATTTTAAGAAAATTAGGATCGTTAGCTTTTTTTAATTCAAACTCATAACGATTTTTTAATTTTGTAGGATCATTTTTTAATCTTAAATAATCTTTTTCTCCTATAACAGATTTATATTTTTCAGGAGTTAAAGTTCTATCTTGTATAGATCCTTTAATTACAAAGTTTAATGGAAATTTTCCTTTTGATTTAGCTATGTTATATCTCCTATCAACATTAACATTAGTAAACTTATCTGTTTGTTTAGGATCCGGATAATACTTTGTTTGAGTATTTAAATACTCAGCAAACTCTTTATGGTTTAAATTTTTCTTTTTAAGTCTTAACTCTACAAATTTTTCTTCTGATAAATTTGTTTTATTACCTTTTTTAACTCCACCACCTTTCTTATACCCTTGTCTCATAGCCTCTTTGACTGCTTCGCCAAAGTCATAACCATCTTCCATAAGTTCTTTTACTTTTGCACTTAATGCTGCATCGCCGGAACCATTAGTCGATCCGCCGTCCTTGAATTTAAAAACTATTTCGCCTTTTGTATTTTTACCATCAGATGTAAGTCTAAATTTTTTATTAGTATCGTCATTGCCATACTGGATAGTAGCTTTAGTACCGTCTTTGTCTTTTTCTATAAACGCTGCACGGTCCTCGGCTCCATAGCCGCCAACAATTTTTCGCGAACCGTCGGGATT